AAAGCGCTTTTTTTACCCCCGGCCTTATATATTGACCATGAATAAGAGGCCACAACAGCCAAAATAGGCCCTCTGTTGCTTTGATTGAATAAGTATGCACTCTGTGTTATTAAGCCCCTTAAATGCCATTGTAGGCTTCCAAATCGGTCTCTCAATTCACTAAGCATTATACCTATATCATGGGTAATATAACTATGGATAACAAAATATACAATTCTACATATCATATACACATATGGTACAATATGTAATAGAATGGAGTAAATTATATGAGTATACTAAGTGCCGCTAAAACAAATGATGAGGCAACAGCCCTCATCGCCTTGCGTGACAAGCTTAGCGCACTCATGGACAATTGCGATACTCCAAAAGATGCAGCACAGCTAGCACGACAATTACAGGATGTGCTCAAGCGTCTCACTGAGCTTGTTCCTGATGAAGATCCTGATAACCCTCTCGCACAAGCACGGTCTATTGTAGCTGATAAGCATGAAGAAAGCTAAGCGCATCGGGTCACAAAAGCCGACTCGGTCTATTTACCCGAAGCAACATGGAGGGCAAGTAATAAAAGCTTCTATGGGGCTTATTAAGGCTATGGGACTAAAGCTAGCAGAATGGCAAGTCCTTGTGCTAAGTCATTGGCTCGACCGTGACGAAGACGGTATGGTAACGTCAACGACGTGTGTTCTCGAGGTCCCTAGGCAAAATGGTAAATCAACCGTGCTTAACGTGTTTGCTTTGATCTGTGCATTAGTATTAGAGCGCAAAGTAATGTATACGGCTCACCAGGTTAAGACTGTTATGAAAGCTTTCAAATGGATTGACAACATGGTGCAGCATAAGGCTTTCATGCGCAAGGAATGTATAAGCGTACGCAGGACTAACGCACAAGAAGGAATCTACTTTGCAAATGGTGGATGTATTGAATTCGGCACAAGAACTAATGCGGCTTCTCGTGGCCTCACTTATGATATTGTTATTTATGATGAGTCACAGGAGTTAACTGACGAACAGATGCAAGCAATGTCATCTGTTAACTCTGCTGCTCCTAGTGGAGATCCACAAGACGTTTATGCAGGTACTCCACCAAAGATTACTATGAGCGCAGAGACGTTCACAAAAGTAAGATCGTCCATTATTAATGGCACAGATAAGGCTTGTCTCGATGAATGGTGCCTAGATGATATGCCAAAAGATGTGACGAATAAAGATTTATGGTACAAGCTAAATCCATCTTTGGGTATTTGGTTGCTTGAAAGTGCCTTAACAAAAGATCTTATGTCTATGAGTAAAGAAGGGTTTGCTAAGGAACATTTAGGGTTGTGGCTTCTTGGTGGTGCACGAATGGCAATACCAGAAAAGGCATGGAAAGCTTGCGGGAAACATAAGGCTCCTGTAGATGGAGCATCTATATTTGGCGTTAAGTTCTCTCCAGACGGTTATGAAGTATGTCTATCTGCTGCCGTAGCAAGAAAAAATGATGATGGAATAAGTGACTCTGCACATGTTGAATTCATAAAGTCCGGTATGGTAGCAAATGGCTTATCATGGCTGACAAAATTTCTCATGGATCGTGCCGAAACTATGGGACGCGTTGTTATTGATGGTAAATCTGCGGCTCCTGCTCTTGTATCAGAACTTAAACGAAATAACTTCCCGGAAGAAAAAATGGTATTAATACGACCATTCGAAGCTGCACAAATTCTACCCGTCTTTCTCGAGGGAATTAACTCTAGGCGTCTTACACATGCATCACAGCCACAACTTGACAAATCTGTTACCGGCGCGAGACGTAGAAAAATCGGACAAGAAGGAGGATGGGGTTTGGAACCAGGGCAAGGTGTTGATTGTACACAGGCCGATTCTGCTGCTCTTGCTTATTGGGGTGCTATTGAAATTGGGCCTATAGAAGAAGAAGACGACGATATGGAGCTGGTGTATGCATGAGCGATACTCTTGATGGACCGAATGTATGGGAGAATGCGGATGTTACCTCATCGCTTGCAGAAGTAGCGTCTGCGATTCAATATGCAAAAGGAGACAGGCCGACGCCGCAACAGGCAAACCTTATTGCACGCATGCTGCGCACATGGACGTTTAAACTTAGTCGTAACATGCTTAAACATCGCTATTATTCAATGAAGAACTTACGTAAAGATTTAGGAATAGCAATACCGCCTGCGTTACTTGGTGTTGATACAACTATAGGGTGGCCTGCTAAGGCTGTTGATGCATTAGTAGCACGCTCGAGGCTTGAGGGATTTACGTTCCCTGATGATCATATTGAGAGCGCATTTGATGATGTTATGACGGGAAACGATATTAAGGTTGTTTATCGTGAAGCGGCAACTTCTGAGCTTGAGTCCTCATGTGCATTCATAACTTCTACACCTGGAGCAGCTGGTGAACCAGAAGTTGTAATTAATGCTTATCCAGCTACGCTTGCAACAGGATTATGGGATACAAGGCTCAAGCGATTATCTTGTGGTATTGCGATTACAAGTGTTGATGATTTACATCCATCTGTACCAACAGGAATCATTGCTTATTTCCCTGATGTCACATTTGAGCTTGTAAGGCAAGAATCTGGTTCGCCGTGGATGTCAAGCGCTATAGAGAACCCAATCGGAATCCCGCTTATTGATGTTATTAGATATAGGCCGTCTCTCATGCGCCCATTTGGTGTCTCTAGGATTAACCGTGCTGTTATTGCTATCACAGACGAAGCAGTGAGGGAAGCATTGCGTACAGCTGTCGGAGCTGAGCTGTTCACTAGCCCACAGCGCTACTTTACCGGTGTGACGCAACAATTCGCTGATAAGGTCATGCAACATAAATGGGATGCATATATGGGCACTATCGTAGGTGTCGTAGGCGGAAAGGGATCTACACAAAATCCTACATATGGGCAAATTGCGGCGTCTTCGATGGACCCACACACAAACTATATGCGTTCTCTTGCTGCACGTTTTTCAGGAGAAACGAATATCCCTGTTTCTTCACTTGGTGTTGTAAGTGAGAATCCGTCAAGTGCAGAAGCTATTTATGCGGCAAAAGAAGATATGGTTATCGATGCCGAAGATATGAATGAGGTTAACGGCACAACGATCTCACGTATTGCTCGCAGAACGTTAGCGATTATGAATGGGACCTCGTATGCCGATCTAGATTCTTCTCTTGCCGGTGTAAAAGCAGCATTTAAGTCTCCGGCAATGCCTTCTATTGTATCTCAATCCGATGCAATGACTAAGCTTGCAAGTGTGGCTCCATGGATTGCACAAAGTGATGTGTTTCTAGAGGAAGTCGGGCTTTCTCAATCACAGATCACTCGTCTACGTGCTGCGCGTGAAGAATATAACGCTGAAAATGGCATCCTTGCAAAGATTGTGCAAGCTACTAAGGATGTGCAAGCGACAAAGCCGATTAATGACAACCAAACTACTGAAGAGCAACCTGAAAATAGCGAGGATAATAATGTCAACGGTTAGTGCCGATTCATTAGCGAGTCAAACGTATGCTATGAATGCGCTCTATGCATCGGCAACAGACGAGCTCAACGATATGTTGTCATATTTAGAGCGCACGGCATTAAGCAATGAAACAGCACAGATAACTCGCGTGCGTGACGCTTTCTGGTCAATCATGCGAAGATATTCTGATGCAAGCGGTGTTATTGGGCGCGATTTATATAGCAAAATGCGTGCTGAAGCAGGCGCACATGGATATTATGATGCTGTAACAGCAAAACCGGTTGATATACGGTTTGCTGATTCCGTAACCTTTGGAAATTCTGAATTTGTTAAATCAGGAGATTACCAAAAATATCAGGATCGTTTGCAAGCAGAAATGATGTATGCCATCTTTGGTACTATGCGCAAGACAATAACCGGTAACGCTGTGAGGGAAAATAGGCGTATGGGTTATAAACGTAAAGATGGTGTTACGTTCGCCCGCGTGCCGCAAGGTGTACATACATGCGCCTTTTGTATTATGCTCGCAGGCCGTGGATTTGTCTATGCGTCTAAAGAATCTGCTGGTGAATTTGACAAGTATCATGATGATTGTGATTGTCGAATTGTCGCTGCGTGGGGTGAAGATTCAGACGTAGAAGATTACGACAGCACAGAATTCGAAAATATGTACAGAACAGCACGTGAAAATGCTAATTCAGGTAAGACTAGTGTTATTTTGTCAAACATGCGTTCAATGTATGGGCTTTCTTAATATATTTTATAATATAATGTTTGATTAATTGTGTTTATTTTGTGATATAATTTTAATTACGTATAGGGAAGACGGTAACTTCTCGTTGACGCTAGCGGTACGCGGTAAAGTGCCACACTACGCTGAAAGGCGGTTTTATGAGTCAAGTTGAGACTGATCCAAACGTTAAAGAAGATCTTAAGCAAGAAGCACCACAGGAAGAGACACAGGAAGATCAGCAAGAAGACAAGCAAGAGCCTGAAGAAACACAACAAGAAGAGAAAGAAACAAAACCAAATCAATCAGATATTGACAAGGCCGTTATTTCTCGGACAGAGCGCGCTCGAAAGGCTCAACATGAAGCTGAGGAGAAGCTTAAGCAGCTTAGCGCAGAGCTGGAAGAAACTAAGAATAAACTTAGTGAGCTTTCAACTGAACGTGAACAAGATTCCCTGCGTGGAAAAATTGCAAAGGAATTTGGAGTGCCCGCTGAGCTTATTAATGGTAATGATGAGGATTCGATGCGAGAGTATGCTCAGAAACTTTCAGATTTTGCAAAGTCTTCACATAAAGCAGCGCCTGTTCAGTCTGACCGTGGTGTCGAAGCGAACCCCGCGCTTGACGTTAAGTCTCAATTCGCAAGCTGGTGGCAAGACAATATGGTAAAAAGTAAATAGAAAGGTATTAATATGGCAGTTACTACTAGCGCAGGTGCACCTTTACCCACCGAAGTTGTAGATACAATTATACAGAAGGCACAGGAGCAATCCGCCATTATGGCTGCGTCCGTTAATCAGCCTGTGTCCGCTA